CGCGTCGAGCCCCTGGCCGCCGTCGCCGCGTCCGTCTGCCGGTCTGCCTGGTGCAGCTCGCCCAGGGCATCGAGGAGCTGGTGGTGATTCGCTGCCCTCGACGGCTAGATGAAAGGGATAGGAACGGGATGTATCGGCGGGNCGGCGGCTTCGCTATCGCACGCGCCCGCCGGTTTGCTTTGCTTCCGGTGCAGCTCGCCGAGATCCGCGACGCCTCACGGTCCCGGTTTCGTTTGCGGGTACTTCCGGCGCATTCGTCCCTTGTGCCTCCATCGTCCTTGACAGAATGAAATTATCGAATGACTCAGTATGAATAAAATAACCCTTTTTTGCTTTGATGATCGGCGCTCCGCGTTCGCATAGCCAACGAAATGTTGATTTCTGGATGTTGTATTTTTTGCAGATATTCTCCACTCCGAAAATGACGTTGTCACTCATTGCGCCAATCTCCCATGCTGTGACCCTTACTGATGATCCGCCGCCCTGCGTTCCCTTTCGTCATCCATTGCGAGAGTTGCTTTAGGTTAGGCATCCATTCGTCATCGGCGCAGGCTGCCGCTATGACTTCGCAGTCAAGAAAGTGGTTATCCTTGCGAACCTGTTTCCACTCGACGCGGTTGTGCCGGTCCCGGCGCAGCTCTTCAGCGAGAATCTGCCGGGTATAATCAACGCCCGTTTCACTGTGAAGATGAAAGCGTTGAGTTTCCCCCTCGGTTCGGCTCAACCGCCAGTGTATCAGGCTCTTGTATTGCGAGGTATCGAGAAAGTGCAGCTCTAGCCCGCCCGGAATCGGGCGGTTGCCCCGGTCCATTTTGTCAATCACCCGGAATTGGATTCGCTTTCCCGTTATATGAGGCCGTGAAGATCCCTTTGTGCCGTAGGCGATCCGAAGGTGTGAATTTTTTCTGAGCCACTGGTAAGCCTCTTCGGTCCGCGTCCATTCCCCGCTGCCGTCCTTCGATCCACCGCCCGTATCAATGCCCGCCCGGAAGACTCCCATTGTCGATGTTGAATCCTCCACCTGATATTTTGTATGGAAAAGCAGCGCCTCTATGTCGGCCCAGGAGAACAACTGACCATACTGCACCAAATGACTGTTAAGCGCCTCATCCCAGGCCCGTACAACAAAGCAGAAGTGATCCTTTTGCATGTCAACGCCGACCGTGAGAGCAACAGCCCACTTGGGCACAACACCAGGCGGAAGATTCGTCTTTAGCGAGAGGATGGAGCTGTCTTCCTTGCGTTCGATAACCTCTTTCCACGTCTCGGCCTTGTGCTGAGTGACGAAAACCATGAGCTTTGACGGATCATCGAGGCTCCGGAGAAACGAGGCGGCCACGTCGGACAGCGAGACAAAAGGGCTATACCAGCTCGGAAGATGGAAGGCGACGGCTTCCGGGCGCTTCACCGCTGTTCGCGGAATCCATTTCCCCTTTTTCACTGCCGCGGTTCTCATGCTGTCATCCCAGGACATCCCGCAGCCTCGGCACGCGTAGTGCGCCCGTTTCTCGCGGGAAATCACACGCGGATCTCGAATGTCCCGAGGCCAAACGATATTGTCAAAGATCATCACCTGTAGATCATCGCAAATCGGGCAGGGAACGTGATAGTCGCGGACTTCGTCGGCCTCGGAGATCAACGCCCGGTCGATATTGCCCCCCTCGATGGTCGGAGTAGTAAACTTCAGAATTTTTTTGTTGTAGGGATAAGCAGTGGTGCGGATCTCAGACAGGCTGATCGGGTCGGCTTCCTTGCCGCTGAAATCCGGGTATTTGTCGATCTCGTCCAGGAAGAGGTAACGGATAGACTCCGAGGAGAGTTCAGCCGCCGAAGTGGCCCAGGCCAGCATCAGATCCATTCCGTTGATGAAGCGAACGGCCAGCGTTGCCTTGTCGGCAGCACGCGGGCCGAGAAGCCCCTTCAGCCTCGGCGTCCGCTCGATCATGGGGATGATCCGGCGCCTCGCAATGCGCTTGGTTACTTTTTCATCGGGCATGACGTACATCGACGGGCCGGGGTCCTGGTCGATGGAGTAGCCCAGGCAGTTAAAGGCAACCTGCGTCTTCCCCGTCTGAGGTGCCCAACAGAGTATAATTTTCCGAATGGTTGGCATCGTCCAGCAGTCCATTGGCTCGACAGCATAGGGCGTAACTGTATTGCTCCACCTGCCCGGCATTGATCCCGTCTCGACCATCCGGTATTTCTCGGCCCACTGCGAGACGGTGAGGCCTTCCTTCGGTTGAAAGATTCGGCGCTCTGCCTCGGGACTCCTGAAGGTGTATAGTTTGGTTGCGGCTTCTCTCATTCGTCGCTTTCGAGTTCATCCGGGTAGCCGTCGCCCGGAAAGATCCCTTCTTCTTCGTCATTCTCTTCCGGTATGGGAATGACTATTTCATGGACTCGATCCGTCGAGTAAGTGGCTAACCACTCTTCCGACTTATTCAGCATAAACACGACGAGATCCTGATTCTTCAAGGAATCCCCCCCCACAAGCGAAATGATCTCCGCCGCGTTTCCATATATGAAATTCTCTATACCACTTCGGAAGAGGAGCGCCCTTGCAGTAAGCTCCCTTTCATGCCAGGCCCTCGTAACATACTTTTCCGACAGCCCCCGCGCCTTCACCTCCCAGGCAATCGCCTGTGCTTTCGCCTTTCGGATCTCGGCCAGGGTTTTTTCCTGCACGAGGTTGTCATCCTCCCGGATCACGGGGGCACCATCCGTTCGATTGAGGTACTTACGTGCATACCGGAGGAGATCCGCGACGGAGTATTCCCCGCTCGAAGGTGCCCGGAGCTTTCCCTGTTCACGGTGTTTATAAATCTGAGTTTGGGAAATCTGCCATCCGAGATTGACGAGAAATTGCCGCCCTGCCCGGAGGTTCATCGTATTTTTCTGTTCTGCATCCACAGTCATTTTGAGGCCTCCACTTGAATCTTTTCCCTTGTTAATTATTCGACCCGCCAGGGCGTCGAGTCCTGCCCATATCGAGGCCACGGCAGGGCAGGGCAGGCCGCCGCGCCGCGTGTCCAGAATCCCTTGTGTCCTCTATCGGCCTTGATCGGGATCGGGCCTCTCCGTCGATTTAAACGCGCCGTCTTCCCCGGAACACTGCCCGAATCGGCGATTTCATGGGATCGGCGGCTTTCAGGTGCTAGCCATGTTCCCGCTTCTCGCGCTCCCCTGCGCCGCCCCCTTTCCCTTTGATCCCCTACCATGATGAAAAGGCCAGGCATCGAGGAGCTGGTGGTGGTCGCCGTCGAGATCCCGGCGGCCTTCGTCCAGGATCACGTCATCGAGATCCTGGTGGTGGTCCGCTGCCGGTCGGGGCCTGGTGCGTTACCGCGTCGAGCCCCTGGCCACCCGTCGCCGGGTCCGGTTGCTGGTGCGCCTGGTGCAAATCGCCCAGGGTGTCGCGGCTTCGGCGGAGATCCCGGCGGCCACGTCATCGAGGAGCTGGTGGTGGTCCGCCTGGTGCCGATACTTGAGCTTTCAAAGAGCATGGTTTCCGTTTTTCCGGTCCCTGCGAAATCAAAAAAGTAGTGAGGAAGCAGGCTCCCGTGACCCTTGCAGATCAACCTCTCTGGAAGGACCCACGACATTTGCGGGCAGGCTGATCGTCTTCCGGTCTATCAGCCTCATCAAATCATCGGCGGCATCGAACAGCAGCACCTCGGCTGCAAGGGCGGCATCCCATCGCGCCGCGTTCCCCTGCCGAAGCACGGGTTGATAGTGCAATGCAGGCCGTCCGTTCCTCATGACAAGATAGATCCCGTGATGCCTATTCGCCCGGATGAAGTCTGACAGCTTCCGCACTGATGCGCTGTCCTTCCAACTCTTTAACCCAGGTTGCGGACAACATTGACTCATAAATCCATTTCCTTTTTTGGTTTGTGTAACTATATGAAATCCCAAGAGTAACAGGCTGTCACAGGTGCACCTGTGACAGTGAAACCCGCTCCACCACTGGCTTTGATCCCTCTGTCACAGGTGTCACAGGTGATTTCTTACTTATCGCACATGAGAACAAAAACAGAAAAATATATAGGTACGCAATACACGCGCGCACGCGCGTAGGTGGATTTTCACCTGTGACACCTGTGACATTGACCGGAGAACCAGTAACGACGCGGCTTTCAGTGTCACAGGTGCACCTGTGACAACCTGTTACTTGAGTGATTACAATAATTTGAACATACTTCCCGAGCAATTCAAGTTTATGGTGTGTATATTTACACCAGGGGAAGCGGGGGGAAGGGGGAGCTTTACCCGTGTCCATATGGACAAATCTGTATATGTTTTGTTCAATCATTGCAGATACTTTCAAGAGCCCTTCTATCTCTTAATCAGCGGGTCGCAGGTTC